TCGGCGTCGCCATCCAGTCCTGAGCTCGCTTTTTCCCATCGGCTCGCAAGAGCAAACCACGGGCTCGGAAGGAGGGCCCTCATCATGGCTAGTCTGAAAGACACGCTCCGCAACACCCGCCTCGACGCGATCACCACCGCGGCGGGGGCGACTGCCACGCTTAACATCTACACCGGCTCGGCGCCGTCCAAAACGGCCAGCCCGACCGGCACTCTGCTCGCTTCGTTCGCGCTGCCGAATCCGATCGCGGCGGCCAGCTCCGGCGGCGTACTCACGTTGTCGGCGATCACCGCCGTATCAGGAAGTGCTACCGGCACCCCGGGCTATGCCCGCATGTGCTCCGGCACCGACGACGGGACTCATACCGTGGAGCAGCTCTCGGCCGGCATCGGGTCGGGCGAAGTGAGCTTCTCGGGTCAAATCTTCTCCGGCGGGCAGGTGTCGATCACCAGCTTCACGGAGACCGAGGGTAATCCCTGATGGCTGCTGTCTATGCCCACGCGGGGCCGGGCCAAGGCCCCGCTTTACAACCCTGGCCGCTCCTGGCCTGGACCGAGAAGGCCGGCGTCGTCATTGAGGACGTGCAAACGCCCGTCGAAATCATCGGACATCTGGCGGCCGAGGGGCTCGACGCGGCGCAGATCGCCGCCACGCTCGGCACAACCGAGCACCACGTCCGGCAGGCGCTGTCCTACCTGCGGGCGGTGGGGCAGTAGATGAAGCCTGGCTGAGCCCGCCAGAGCGGCCGGGCATTGCGGAAATCACGGCACGACAGCCAGAGCACGACGGCAATGAAAAAGGCAAACAGCAGTAGCTCGGATATACGAGGTCGTCTCACATCATGATTCTAGCATCCTTACGGAAGGCAACCACATGGCTTGCCTTCCTGGCCCTATTCCTGGGAGCCGCGGCGGCCCAGGCTGCGCTGGACGTGCCTTTTGTGTTCGAGGTCCGGCAAACGGGCGCCGACACCAACGCGGGAGGGTTCGCGGTCGGCGCGCTGATTGCGGCTCCGAGCGCTCCCAGTGTCAGTAATATCGGCAGCGGCGGGTCGGTCGCGGCGAACACCTACTACTTCGTCGTGACCTACACGGACGCCGTGGGCGAAACGGTGATCTCCGGCCAGACCTCCACGACGACCACCGGCAGCGCGAGCACGATCACGGTAACGAGCCCGTCGGCATCGACCGGAGCCAATACCTGGTCTTGTTATTGCGGCACAACCTCCGGCGGTCCCTATTTCCCCCAGGGAACCGGGCTGACGATCGGCAGCAACAGGTCGATCACCACCACACCGCCGACGACAGGCACTCAGCCCCGCGGAGTCGACTACAGTCAGCAGGACAGCGCGCAAATCAATGTTGCCGACGGCGTCGCCAACGGCACAACGACGTTTACGAGCGCCACGGCGGCCTTTACCGGCTCTCACGTCGGTAATCTGATCAGGGTCGGATCCTCGACCTGGCGGCACATCGCCGGCGTGACCAACAGCACGACGATCACGCTGGACGCCACCGTGGCCACCAATACGGGGCTGCCCGTGGTAGTCGGCGGGGCTTTCCTGACGCCGGGCATCACGGGAGCGGCCTCCCCGCCAGCGAAGTCAATCCTGTACCTGAAGTACAGCGCGACCGCCTACACGATGTCCACATCATCCAACGTGGCCAGCGGCCGGATCGTGGACGGTCCCACGAGCGTCGTTGGGTACAATACCACCCGCACGCTCTGGAACAGCGACAGCTCGCGACCGACCATCAAGCCGAGCGCCAATTCCGTCACGCTTTTCAATTACAATTCCAATGATTTCACGATCAATAACATAATCATCGCCAATCCCTCGGCGTTCACGTCCTGCACCTTCGTGCAGGCCGCCGGCAGCGACAACCCCATGATCGTGGCCCAGGTCAAAGTCTCTGGCCTGGCCACATGCATCACGAGCACGTTTGACGGCAGCTTCATTCTTTGCGACATCTCGGTCACAGCTCAGACGGCCTTCGGGCATGCCTCGAGGGTGCTCTATTGCGACTGGCATGACGGCGGCGGCATTCAGCTCACCGGCTGGGGACAGATCAGTCATTGCAATTTTTATAATATCAGCGGCCTAACCTCGTCGGCTGTCCAGCTCAATAGCGATGGCTGCATCGTCGCAAACTGCAATTTTTATCATTGCACGATGGTGTCGAGCTCGATCGGGGCCGCCATCCAGGCAAACGCGGCTTGTTTCGTCGTCAATTGCGTCATCGAGGATGTCAATCCGGCGACCGGCAGCGGCTACGCATTCGACGGTATCGGCGGGGGCAGCTCCACGTCATTTCAGCAGATGTTTTTGAATTGCTTCGTCTATAACGTCAAGACCGCGACCGCCAATCCGAGCAACATCTCGCCGGGCAACCTTTACAGCATCACGACGCTTTCCGGATCCCCGTTCAACAATCCGGGCAGCGGCGACTTCTCCTTAAATAACACCGCCAACCAGGGCAAGCTCGCCCGGGCCGCCTCGCTGCCGACACCCAACTTCCCGGCCGGAAACACACCTAATTACCTCGACGCCGGCGCGGCCCAGTCGAAAGGCTCGAGCGCCGGCTTCGTTCCGGGCCCGCTCCGCCTCGGCCGCAATCGGCCCGATCCCTTCCCGTATCTCCAGATCAGCCGCAAAAAGGCGGGCTAACATGCTCCAGAAAAACGTCGCCAGCCAGGGTGTGTACCTATTCAGCGTCGATACGACGACCACGCCCTACAGCGGCAAGACGGGCGATGCCAGCAACATAACCGGGGCCTGGTCCAAGGACGGCGGCGCGGAAACCGCGGGGTTTACGACCGCCCACCCGACGGAGATCGGCGGCGGGGTCTACTGGCAGCCGCTCAGTCAGGGCGAGACGAACGGCAACAGGCTGTCTTACCGCTGGTCCAGCTCGACTACCGGGATTTCGATCAACCCCGCGATCGTCGAGACAACCGGAGTCAACTTCCCGGCCGGCGGCACGGTGGCGGCGTCCGTCTGGGACGAGGTCAACACGGCCGCGACGCACAACGTCAACAATTCGGCCGGCAAGCAGCTCCGACTGCTGACGGTCAACACCGGCGTCATCTACACGGCCACGGCGCCCAGCCAGGCCGGCATGACCAGCACGCAGATCAAGCTCGATGCGGGAGCGAGCGCGGCTGACAACGCCTACCAATATGACGTGGTGAGCATCATCTCCGGTACCGACGCCGGCGACTCCCGGATCATTACCGGCTACGTCGGATCCACCAAGGTCGCCACGGTTGACTCGGTTTGGACCGTGCAGCCTGACGCCACGTCGGTCTTTGAGATCACGCCGACGGCCAAGGCCCAGGTCGTGGGGACCGTGGTCCTGACCAATCCGCCCGGGATCCGGAAAAACGTGGCGCTCAGCCATTTCACGTTCCCGATGATCTCCAGCTCGGACCACGTCTCACGAGTCACCGGCGCCACGGTCACAGTCACGCTCTCGCTCGACGGTGGGTCGTTCGGGGCTAGCACCAATTCTCCGGCAGAGATCGGCACGACGGGCAACTACCAAATCAACCTGGCCGCCGCCGACCTGAACGCGGGCGTGATCTGCTTCAAGGCCACGGCCACCGGCTGCGATGACACCGAGCTAACGATAGTCACTCAGCCCTAAGAAATAGCGCATGCCAACCACAGGGGGCGGCCGTTCGCCCGGCAATTTTCAGGCAACGATTCTCCCGACGCTCGGGCTCAAGGACGCCATCGACTGGCGGAGCCGGACCGATGCGGCGATCTCGCGCACTGGATCGAGCGGCCTCACCCTCGGCTCGGACGCCGTCGCGGCGGTCGCCATCGCGGAGCCGACGGGCTCGGCCGCCATCACCCTGGCCGGCGATACCATTGCCTCGGCCGGCACATGCAAGACCAGCGTCTCGGCCGCGATCACCCTGGCCGGCGATACCGTAGCCTCGGTATCCACGAGCGCCGAGGCCTTCTCGCACGTCACCCTGCAGGGCGATATCTGGTCCGTGCAGGGCAGGCCGACGAACACCTTCGCCACACCTGCGATCGAGCTCCAGGGCGATGTCTGGGCCGTCACTGGCCGGATGCAGACCGCGACCGTGGCCGGGATCACGCTCGTCTCCGACACCGTGCTGGCAGAGACCGGGATCCACGTCCCTCTGGTGCTCGCCGATGACATCGTGGCCGCGCCGGCGCTCTCCACGGTCCAGGGCTCGGCCGCCATCACGCTGCAAGGCGTCTGGTCAATCTCGGTCGTTGCCACCGCGGACGTGGCCGACGGAATCGCTCACCTCACGCTGGGATCGGACACCGTCGCCGCGACGGGCGCTCCGGCTGGCCACGGCTCGGCCGCGATCACCCTCCAGGGCGACACGGTCGTTGCGGCCGGATTAAGCGCTGCGGGACGGGCCGCGATCACCCTGAACGGCGACATCGTGGCGGCGATCGGCGTGGGCCAGGCCGTTGCGACCGCTCATCCGACGCTTATTTTGGCTTCGGACGTGATCGTCAGCAATGCCGAGGCGTTCCACCCGATCACCAGCTCGGCGGGGATCATCCTCCATGACGACATCGTGGCCGCCACGGGCACGGTCGCAAGCCTCACCAGCTCGGGAGCTGGATCACTCGTATTGCGGTCCGATGTCATCGTGGCCGCTGGACTGACCCAGGCGGCCACGAGCGGCTCGGCGGCCTTCACCCTGGCCGGTGACATCGTCCGGGCCCAGAGCGGGGCCCACGCCGTCACGACGGGTTCTACCGCCCTCATCCTGGCCGATGACGTGCTCCGCGTCATGGGCCTGGCCGCGGCCAGCTCCGGCGGGGCGGTCTCCCTCACCCTGCATGACGATATTGTCCGGGCTCTGGGCTCGGGCCACCCGGATACGACTGGCGATGCCAGCCTGTTCCTGAACAGCGACATGATCGCGAGCGGGGCCACCGGCGCGGCGCCCAGCTCCGCCGGCCACCCGGCCCTCATCCTCGCCGACGACATCATCGCGGCGACCAGCTTATCGCATGCGCCCGCCCTCGGCACGGTCGCTCTGACCCTGAATGACGATGTGATCATCGCCACGGTCTTCGCCCAGAAGATCGCTTACGCCGACCCCTATGCAGCCACCGAGAACGTCAGCAGCTCCTCATGAGTCTCACGCTCAATAACACGCGCTGGTTCGCCACCCAGACGGATTTCCCGCTGATCATGCAGAATCAGCAACATGCGGGGATGACGTTCCGCCTCCGCGTCAATAGCCTGACGGGGAGCACGATCCCGACCGAGACCGGGTTCCTGGCCAAGGTGATCTTCGACTTCTGGAATTACTTCAATCCGAGCGGCAACTCGGCGGCCAATGTCGAGCTCAGCTTCGGAGCCAGCATCCGCACTGGCTCGGTCAGCCTCGCCAATGGCGTTGTTTTCAACCTCGGCCTGTCGTTCGACGGCGCCGCGGGGTTACAACGATACTGGGTCAATGCGGTCCCGACCACGATCGGCACCGTGGTGGGGAACACCGACAACAATGGGAGTGCCATGCAGCTCGGCATCAGCACGCCGGGCGTCGTGATCAACTATACCGTCGATGATATCTTCATCTGGAACGGGTACACCCCGACCAAGCAGGACTTCACGGCGATTGCCACGGGCACCGATCCGGCCACCATCGGCCTGTCCGCCACCAAGCGATTCCGGTGGACGCTCTCGGGCACCGTCGGCACGGCCGCGGCCCTGGGCGACCCGGGGCTCAAAAACGCCCTGGGCAACGGCGTCTCGCATGCCTTGGGCGGCGACGGCTCCGACTTCCTGACCGCCGGCGGCTCGGGTACCGCGGTCTATGCGGCGCCCCTGGTCTGGACGCCGACGGCCGGGATCGATCACGCCTACATCGCGACCAGCGGCGATCTCGGGTTCATCTTTTTCAAGTCGCTCCTCACCGGAGCGCCGGTCGCGCCCCTCTCGATCCTGACGGCGCCCACGATCTCGGTGAACGGCACCAGTCTCGGCTCCATTGGCGCGGGTCTGATCCCCGGCTCGAATGGCTACTGGACGTTCCCCATTCCCGGCGGCACGCATGTGAGCCCGGGCGACGTGGTGACGCTGGACGCGCCCGCCGTCTGGGCGAACACGGCGGCGGGCGGCACCGAACCGCTGGTCGCCTACACACTCACGAACAAGGTCGGCAAGTCTTCCTTCGGCACCGAGCTGGTCACGAAGAGCTTCCGGCCGGGCCTGAACATGAATCAGGACCCCGAGGCGATCTGGGGCCTGTACATGCCGTTCGCCAACTGGCGGCTGCGGGCGCGGGGACTGCCCGGTGGCAACAATCACACCAAATGGACGACCCCTGTCAATTGTACGCTGATCGATGGGTCGTCGTCCGGCTTCACTCCGCCAACGGGACTATGGGCGACCTGCTGGGATGATCTCGACGTGACCCGGCCGACCACGTTCGCCGTCGCCGCCGATTTCGGCAAGACCGGGGTCACGGTCACCGAGCGGACCGACCTCGGTTTCGCCGGCGTCCTCGACACCTCGGTGACACCGAATGCGCGGCGCGGCATCGTGCGCGTCTTCCAGGTCGGTCAGACGTCATCGAGCTGGGCCATCGCGCTCGTGGGCACCGGCACAAGCGGCAACCTTTTCTATGATGATCTCTGGGTCTGCTCGCCATCGGACGTCGACGGCACGGTGAGCCCCGTCGTGATCGATCGCTCCGACCCGTGGCGACTCTCCCAGCGCTGGATTGATACGTGCGATCCGGCCCACCTGGGCTCGATCCGCTGCATTGACTCCACCATCGGCGGCAACCCCGGCAGCTTCCCCGTCCCCGAATATCTGCGCAGCCTCACCGATGAGACATGGGGCGAGTTCAACGCTTTCATACCGCGGGTCGGCGTCAGTGCGTTCGGGCCGGTCGATCCCACCCTGCTTTATCAATACTCACCCTTTTATGATCAGCCCTCCCAGCGGTACACGGCCACGCTCGCGGCCGATATCACGAGCACCACGGCGACCACCATCACGGTAAGCGACGCCGCCACGGCTCCGCTCGTCGTTACCCAGGACCTGCATATCGACTCGGAGATCATGCGGATCACCCAGATTTCGGGTACCTCCGTAACGGTCGTCCGCGGATCACAGGGCACGACACCGGCCACCCATACGGCAGGCACGATCCAGGTCTCCGGCCGGGCCCCCGTGTCGATCCCCACCGCAAACGTGATCCGCTGGCAGATCACCACTCGCGACCCGCTCTGGTTCAGCACGGGAATGACCGCCGGCAGCGTCCTCTTCTCGGGGCCCTGGCCGACGTTCCCACTCATCGAGCCGGGCAACACGTCTTGGGGCGACCCCTTCAACGTGCTCACTCTCCCCCGCACCTGGGCGGTTACCGGCCCCAATACCGTGGTGGGCTGGGTCGGCCCAGCCGTCGGTCTCAACGAGCCTGACAAGGTCTATACGACCGACCCCAATGCGACCCAGCTCGTCGGCAACTATCCCAAGAGCATGCCCCACGAAGCGTGGGCGATCGTGGCGGGCAAGTGCGGTCCCGGTTGCGTCCTGCAGATCAACATCCCGCCCGACGCGGTCAACGACATGGTCGACGAGATCGGCCGGCGCGTCTTCGCCAATTACCCTACCGACCGCGACCTGCTCGTCGAATACGACAACGAGACTTGGAATTTCGCGTTCAACGGGTTCGGCTGGCATCAGCTAATGAATTACGCGACCACGAACCTGACCGTAAGCCAGCTCACCTCGACCTATCCCGGAAACGGCGGCGCGCTCACGGCCCAGCATTACCTCTACCGCGGAGGTTTGATCGCCGCACGGCTGCAGGCGATGAGCACCGCGCTAGGACGCACCGGATCGGTTAAATGGCTCATCAATTGCCAGCTCGGCGCCGGCGCCTCCGCGGGCCAGATCTCCGATCATGATGCGTTCCTCACCTATGTCGAGGCTAATGGGTGGCCGCTCAGCCTGATCGCACACGCGCCTTATTTCTGGATCGACAACAACATCACGGGCTACACGGCACTTCAGAATTCGGTCTCGGATGCGGCCTGCCTGGACCTCTATATCCACGATGTCTACTACAACCCCAACACCTACAACAATTACGCCGCCCTGGTGCTCACGGCGATTGCCAAGCACCCGGGGCACGGCTATCAGATGATGGCGTACGAGGGCGGCCAGGCCTCCGCCTTGATGTCCGCCGCGACCAATTTCGGTAACCGGGCGAAGGACATCATGTATCACCCCAACAACCGGATCATCGAAGAGGACACCTACGCCTGGATCCAGTCCAAGGGATACGTCAAGTTCCACCTCTATGATTACAATTCGCCGTATCACACCGATGGTAATTACGACCTCTATCACGGTGTACTCCAGCTCCCCGGACGGGGCGACGGGTCGGACGGACTGCACAACAATCTGACGACGCGAGCGCAGGATGGGCACAACCCCGACTTCGCCAACGTATCCACCCGCGGCTGGGCCTTCCTCGACTGGCTTAGCCCCAACTTCGCGGGCCTGGTCGGCGCGGCGGCCCTGGTGCTCGCGGATGACGCGATCGCCGGCACCTCGGTGGTCAACGTGCTCGCCCAGGGGACCGCGGATCTGAGCCTGCACGGCGACACGGCGAGTGCTCATCTCGTGGCCCGGCGCAAGGGCCATGCCGACCCACTCGCGGCCACGAAGGGGGTAAGCGGTGCTTGACATTTTCGTTGTCCGCGGCGAGTCCGACGTCTGGCCCGTGCAGATCCGCGATAAGCAGCAGCAGCCGCTCACCGCCGTCTTCGACGGCACCGAGAGCCTGGTCTGTCAGTGCTGGAGCGGCGAGGATCAGGCGGTGGCATTCACGCTGCCCGTGATCTGGGACACACCGCTCGAGGGCACGATCAAGATCCAGGTCCCCGGCGCCACCTCGGCATCCCAGGATGTCGGGCTCTACCAGGGCCTGGTGAAGATCGCCGACGGCTCCGAGGCCCTGGTCCGGTTCACGCTCGATATCCGCCATGCGCCGGGCTCGGGCGTGCAGACGATCACACCCTATTGCGCCCTGCAGGATCTCCTCGAATACGCCCCATGGGTCCAGCTCGTGCAGACCGAGGAGGATATCACCGGGTTTCTGGACAAGCGAATCCAGGCACGCGAGTGGCTCGACTGGGTGATCCTCAACAATTACAGGGGGGCGTCGGTCGGCCTCTTCGAGACCCATAGCACCCTGGCCTTCGTCTTCGGCGGCGGCGTCGGCTGGCGGCGGTCGCTCGGTCCATCACCGAGCCTGATCACCTACCTCGCGCAAAACCTGCTCATCGTCCGGCCGCAGATCATCAGAGCGTGCGCCTACAAGACGATCAGCTTGATCGGTCTGGCCCAGATCGGCATCAACAACCAGTATGCGTCGTTTGGGTCCTACTATCGCGACATGAGCGATCGCGAGCTGATCGGCACGACGGCCGAAGTCGATTTGAACGGCGACGGCGTCGGCGAATTGTTCATTCCCCTGTCTTCCACCAACACCCTCATGACCTAGGAGTCATCACCATGGCAACCACCATCACCGCCGGCGGTACCAGCGGCATCGCAATGGCGAACCTGAAGCACATCGTCGTCTATAAGACATCGCTCAAGGTCGTCTTCCAGTACGGCGACGGCAGCACGACCACCGTTACCGGCTCCGATGCCACCGACTTCATCACCAACGGTCTGCCCTTCCTCGCCGGCCAGGCCCAGGTCGACGTGTTTCCGCTGCTTTGAAACACTCAATCAAGATCACCGGCATCGCTCCGCCTGAGCTATCGAGCCTGGCGGAGCCCCTGCGCCGGCAGTTCTGGTCGCTCGTCGCCCCCATCGCGCTCAAGGTCAAGGACGCCGAGCTGGCCGCGGGCCTCGACGCCCAGGGCGACCCTCTGAAGCCGATCAGCGCGGCCACGCGGAAGAATCGACGGTCCGCCATGACGCCCTCAGGCAAGGGCGATCCGGCCGCGCCGCCGCTCATGCCGGCCTACCAGAAAAGCCGGGTGCGGTCGCTCCTGGCCGGCAGGGCTTTCGCCACGCATGCCGAGCTGTACTGGCGGTATGACCCGTTCACCGGCGCCTCGTTCGAAGTGATCCTCAACTACCAGCGGGCCATGGGCCGTGACGTCTTCGGTGTGTCCGAAGAAGGCATGGCCAGGATCAAGGCCCTCTCCCTGGCGGCGTGGACACGATGGAAGAAGTCGGGACTGGCTCCCACCGAGAAACGATCGGCGTTTGCCTCGGCTGCTCTCGAGGCAGGTCCGCAATCGCGAATTGCGGTGGCGGTCGCCAGGTCTGCCGAGCCCAATGCCGGCGCGACGGCTCCGGTCGCCGTGGGCAAGATGTCGACGCGGTGGATCACCAGGGGCATCGAGGCGCCGACGGTCAAGGAGCTCAAGGCCTCGACCACCCGCACAGGCGCGATGACCCGAGAGGAGCTGAGGCGGTTCTACACGGCGGAGATCCCTAAGCCAAGACCTCCGCGAGCGGACCTGGCGCGCAAGCCCAAGCCTCCGCCTGATAATATCCCGGTCTTCCCCAGCTCGAAGGCCACGATCGACCACGGGCCTGATACTCCCGACGATGTGCGGAAAGCAATCCGTGGCGTGTTTGGGAAACCGGTAGTGCTCCGCAGCCTCGCGACAGCGATCGGCGCTCCCGATGACGCCACGGTCACCATCCGGGGCACACCCGGCAGCTCTCTGATTACCTACATCGTGAAGGGACCAAAGCTCGACACGGTGTACGGCAACTTCGAACGCACCGCGGAAGGCGTCGTGCACTATCCCGGTCGCACACAGGTAAGCGAGCCGGATCGCGGCCAGGGCATCGGAGCGCGGCTCTTCGGGCGACGGGTTGATTGGGGATCACGGATCGGTGTCATTCGGATGGAGACCAATGCCTCCGCGGCAGAGGGCGATAACGGATACATCACCTGGGCGGTCTTCGGCTACAACGGGCCCATCCCCGAAAAGATCCGCGAAGACATGCCCGAATCGCTCAAGAAATACACGACCATCCAGGAGCTGCTGACCGATAAAGACGGTATCGATTGGTGGGCCGGAGCCAGGCACACGATCGCCATGACGTTCGACCTCAAGCCAGGCAGCAAGAACCGGCAGCAATGGGCCGACTACTGGCAAAGAAGATTCGGGAGCAAGCCGTGAAACCGGTCAAGCTGGATCCAAGCCGCGACTGGTCCAACGAGCTGGGCCTGAGCCGCGAGGAGCTCGAGGCAGGCCTGACCATCCTTCGTGAGTTCAACCAGCGACTCAAGCAAGAGAAGGAAGCGACAGCAGCGAAGAATACTCGCGAACCCTCCACCCACCACGCTCCACCCACCACGCCAAAGTGAACGTCCTCGATAACACTGCCCCGATCAAGCGGTTGATGGATCGGCTCCGCCAGCTCCAGAACCCCGACGCCAGCGGCCTGATGTTCACCTGGCGGAACATCATCGAGGCCGACAACAAGAAGGGCGTCCTCGCCGGCCTCGATAAACACGGCGTGCCTCTGGCCCCTGTGACCTACCGGCCGATCGGCAAGCCGCTGCGGCTCACGCGAGATCAGAAGAACGGCATCAAGGGAAACCGCCGCGGCGTCTCCGCCGGCTTCGGCCCCTGGGCCGCCGGCCTGCACAACAACCTCACCCACGCCGAATACGAGCGCCTGGGCGGTCCGCCGCTCGCTCCCCGCGGGGCCTATTCCCGCGTCATCACCAACTTCAAGACCGAGTCGAACAGGCCCGTCGCCGGCGCCGGGCAGCTCCTGGGCTACTCGCGATGGATGGCCTACGGCTGGTGGGACGAAGTCGTCGCCACCGACGGCCAGACCAAGTTCCTCAAATATCACTTCTGGGGCATCGGCCAGAAGAAACGCGACCTCACCGGCGTCCGCCCCGAAGGCCTCAAGAAGGCCAGAGTCGCGGCCGTCGCCTGGATGCGTGACATCGTTCGCTCCGGCGGCGTTTAACCCGCGTGAAGGGTGAAAACCATCCTTCACGACGATTCTTCTTCCTTCCAACTCGCCACCCGCCACCCGCCACTCGCCACCCACAATGAAATCCGGCATCAAGCTCAACTATCCCAAGCTGTCGCTGCCTGACAGCCCGGAGTCGATCGCCTTCGACGCGGTCGAGTGGATCCTCGAGACGGATCCCCAGCTCATGACGGCCACCGAGCTCTTCCTGTCGTGGAAGGGCAACGTGGAGGACCTCTGGGACCCCGCGGTCAACACCTGCCCGTTCCTGCGGATCTCGCCCGGAGGACTTCCCTCGGGCTGGGAGACCGAAGGCCAGCACAGGATGCCCATGGCCGTCTCCATCGAGGCCGCGGTGGCCGGCTCCGACCGTAAGCAGATGCTCCGCTACTGGGGCGCAGTTCGCAACGCCCTCTGGCCCGTGAACGACCCCATCCGCCAGGCCGCCATCCAGGCCAAGACGATCGCCGCCAAGATCAGCCGGCCTATCCTCTCGGCCCCAGCCTACGGCGTGATCGAGGTCGGCGAGAAGGAAGGCGGTCCGCGGATCACCCTGGCCACCGGCACGCTCACGCTCATTCTCCTGATCAGCACACCTTGATTACATAAGGACAAGTCACGATGCCGTGGGGATCCCAAACCTGGCTCCGGGCCACCAAGGAGCTTTCCTACGGGGTGCGAAACCCCAGCCCCGGGCCCAGCGATATCCTCTGGTTCCGGCTCTACTCCGATAACGCCTTCACGATGCGCCCCACGCCCCAGCGGCAGGTGATCCGGTCCGCCGACGCGGGCAATCGCCGGCGGCAGGTGGTCTCGGCGCGCACGGTCTACCAGGGCGGCCTGGCGACCCTGGCCTACCCCAGCCAGATGCCTTACATCATGACCGCCGCGGCCAACATCACCGGCAATGACCTCAACTCCTACACGCTCGACTTCTTCGACTCGACCCGGGTGCAGGGCTACCTGGGCGGCAAGATCTCGAACCTTAGCCTCACCAGCTCGGCCACCCAGGACTACGTGACGCTTAGTCTGGCGTTCACGGCCCAGCGGCTCGACAGCACTTTGACCGTGCTCCCCCAGCCCGCGGACTCGGTCTTCCCCGCCGAGGTCCCCTACGAGCACGTCGAGACCGCCGGCAACGTCACCGTGGGCTCGGTCCAGTCGAAGTACGCGAGCCTCTCGCTCACGATCGCCAACGTCCTGGGCCCGACATGGGACGAGCTGCCCTACATCACCAACCTGTACTACTGCGGCCGCGACGTCGGCTTCACCTTCAACCCGCAGTACCTCTCCGCCACATTGCGGCAGGAGCTCGAGGCCCAATCGGCCCTGTCGTGCTCGCTGCTCTGGAACCGGCCCAGCACCAGCAACGAGCTCCTGGTGAGCGCCCAGACCAAGAACTACATCGCCTCGATCAGCGACTCGATCCCGCTGGGCGGTCCGGCCTACCAGACGGTCACCGTCGAGACCTTCTTCGACGGCGCGGCCACCACCGACATGAGCGTCACAGCGAGCTGAGCTGAGCATGGACCTCCCGATCCCATCGGCGAGCCTCGGCCAAGAGGACATCGTCCGGCTTTACCTTGATGTCCAGACCGACGCGGTCGTCAAGGGCATCAAGACGGTCGAGGACCTCGACAAGGCCGTCGACAAGGCCACGAAGTCCACGATGAACATGGGGCGTGCGACCCTGGAAACGGGCCGCATCCTCCAGGACTTCAGCCAGGGCGGCATCGGCGGCATCCTCAATAACATCGAGGGCTTCGCCACCGCCCTGGGCGGCGGCCCGGGGCTGGCGGGCCTCATGACGGGTGTAGGACTCGCAGCCTTCTTCGCGATTCCCTACATCAAGGCCTGGTGGAAGGAGATCAGCGACGGCGCGAACGACATCCCGAAATCGAAGGACAAGGTGATCGGCCTCAATGACGAGCTCAAGACCACCAAGGACCGACTCGACGAGCTAAGAAAGGAATCGAAGCTCACGAATACCGAGCTCCGCGAGTTCAACCAGCTCCTCGACGATCAGATCAGGCTCGAGAAGGACCTGGAGACGGCCCGCGAAGAGGCGCGGCGGAAGAAGCAGCAGGCCGACGCACGAGCGAAGGCCGAGAACGCCCCTGAGGCCGAGGCGGCCAAGGAACGGGCCGAGATCCTCCAGGCGGGCCTGGGCGGCCAGCAGCACGATCTCGAGCTCGAAATCTTAAGGCATCTGAAGACCCAGGGCCCCGCCCAGATCCAGCAGGTCCAGGCGGAAGCACTCAGGACGCCCGCGGGCCCCGAGCGCATCGCCCTCCTGAGGATCCTCGCCAGGCTGCGCGGGGTGATGGGCTCCAAGGATCGCACCGGGGCGATCGAGAACCTCGAGAATGAGGCGATCGGCGGCGGCGACATCTCCGCGATCCGGGCCTTGACGCGGCTCCTTCCCAAGGGGAGCCAGTTCCGTGGCCTCTTCGGAGTAGCTACCCCCGAGGGGATCGAGGCGGCCAATCAATCAGTCGAGGATGCCGAGGCCTTCGGCCAGCGCGCCCATGAAGGGTCCAGGAAGTTCCGCGAGGATTACGCCCGGCGCCTCAAGGCCGACAAGATCGGCAACATGCTCAACGAGCAGGGCCGCGACATCGAACGCCAGACCTGGCAGCAGAAGGAACGCGAGGACGAGCACGACAAGCTCAAGGCCAAGCACGACCAGGAGAAGCGGGACCGCGAGAACCTCCCCGAGAACCGCCTCGCCGCCCGTATCCGCGAGCGCCAGAACCACGCCATTGAAGAGGCCCAGCGCCAGAACAAACGCGGCGGCTACGGCGCCTCCGACGAGCAGATCCTCTCCGTCGCCCGTGAGGCGGCCCGGTTCCCCGGCAACCTCTCCCAGAACGTCGACTCGGCCTTCGGCATGGCCTACGCCAAGCTGCTCGAGCAGCGCCAGCACATGAGCAGCGTCAATCAGGCCCTGCGCGGCTGGGCCACCCAGCTCCAGGGAATCCCCCAGCCGGGTGAAACCTACTACCCGAACGGGCAATAAGCCATCGCGACCGACCTCTACATCTCCGGCGTGCTCGTCGATCGCAGCGCCGCGCGCGTGCTCTTGCACTCGCTGACGCTTTCCGTCGACGCGGCCGACACGCTCGAGTTCTCGCAGCTCGTCGAGCCGGCCGGCGACGGCGACTACTCCGAAGGAGACCCCGTCCACGTGGTCGTGGACGGGGTCTCTCGCTTTACCGGGATGATCGCGCGCGCCCTGCCCATCAATATCGGCACCGGCTCCATCGCCGTCGGCTACCTCGCCCTGGGCCTGCGGTACCTGGCAAACCAGATCTTCATCACCGCACCCGACGGCACCGGGTACCTCCAGTGGAACCTTCCGCCCACTGATCCCAACTGGGTGCAGAGCAATGCCGGCAAGTCGATCGGCGACATCCTCAAGGAAGCGCTCGACCTCCATGCCGCCCAGCTCTCGGCCGTGGGGGTGTTCAGCTACGACCCGACCCAGCTCGCCGCGCTCACGGTGGTGCCGCCCGACGCGGTCACCTTCAGCGGCCGGCTCTGGGACCAGATGTCCGGCCTCCTGGCGCAGTGGTGCCCCAATCATGCGATCTGGCCCGACGGCACCGGCCAGGTCCAGGTCCAGAACATGGCGGCCCTGTCCCAGCAGACCCTGACCCTCGACTCCGATCCGATCGTCATCGACGGCATCACCAAGGACCACTCCGAGTGCTTCACCCAGGTGGTCCTGCGCGGGCGGGCCGATATTCAGGGCGCCTATCTCTCGCTCCATGAGCACACGCTCAAGGCCGGCTGGACGCACGCTGATCAACTAAGCTGGACCATTACCCAGTTCTTCTCGCCCGTCGGGGCCTTCGACCAGGGCAACATCCTCGCCCAGACCTCGGACACGCTCACGATCCAGAGCGACGATCCGACCATGAGCTGGGCCGTGAACTTCTGGAACAACATCGAGGCCTTCGTCTGGGCCTATAACCCGCTCGCCACCGACATCACGTTCACGGAGCAGGAGGCGATCACCGCGACCACGTCCCTGGCCGCCGGCGGCACTTCCACAATTACCGTGTCGCCGCCGTTCTCGAATACCGGTTATACCAGGTATCAGATCCGGGGAAACCGCACCGAGGAGTCCCTGGTCTGGCGCAAGTTCGAGATCGTGCCCGACTACGTGGCCAACCACCTGGCCCGCGCGTTCAACCACTCCGTCCCCTGGTCGCCCGTCGACGGCATGGTCGTGCAGACATTGACGCCCACGGGCGTGGTCTGCTGGAGCAGCTCCGGGCTTCCCCCTTACAACGAGTTCCCCTGGCCCTTCGAGCTCGTGCTGCCCGACGGCACCAACCCCGGCTACATCATCTTCATGCAGCCGATCTGCATGGCCTATGCCTCGCGGACCCAGCTCGAGACCGGCGGAGCGGCCGTCCCGGCGCCCGGCGACGTCAGGGTCCTGGTGCCCTACTCGCGCGGGCCGCTCCAGGTCACAGTCCCCACCCTGGGTGATGGGACGCCGACTTACGGCGGCACCGCGTTCACCGAGGACGGGATCGAGCGCACGCTCTACAAGGATTATCCCCAGTGGCTCGACAAGGGGGCCGTGGCGCTCATGACCGAGCTCGCCAACCAGATCCTCTTCTCGCGCCAGGACACCGTGTATGAAGGGTCGGTCACCTACCATGGGAAATACTCCGCCGGGCTCACCCTGGGCTGGTGCCTGAACATCGCCAGCGCCGATGGGCTCACCGGCTGGGAGAGCATCAAGGCCGCCGCGCGGAGCGTCACCCTCCTGTGGCCCCAGACCGGCGCCTCGATCTGGAAGACCAAGATCAATTTCTCCAGCCGCCGGCGTCCCTTCACCGGCGATCGTCTGTATCTCCACCCCGGCTACCGGTCGCAGCCCCAGATCGCCCAGGGCTGGAACCCCTTCGGCCTGACCGTGCAGGGCATGCGGGCGCTCACCCAGGCCCGGCAGCAGCAGTTCGAGCAGGACTACCTGAGCACCGCCGGCGCCTACGAGGGCTTCGAGTCCTCGGTCGAGTTCCAGCCCCGCGACCGCAATACCTGGGACCGCCGCAGCCAGTACACCACCGAGAAAGAGCAGCAGCACATTCGGGCCCAGGAACGCAACGCCCAGCGGCGTGAGTCGGTCGAGGCCCAGCGGCAAGCCCACGCGGAAGCCCGCGCGCAAGAACGGCCCGCCGAGGAAGAGGCCAGGGTCGCGAAGGCCCGCGCCTACAACGACCGGATCGCGAAGCAAAAAGAGGACGAGGCCCTGGCCCGCGAGGGCAAGCTGCCGGCGGCGATGCAGCCGCCCGACGACCAGGTGGCGCAGCAGTGACCAACGAAGGCGGCCGCCTGATCCAGCTCGAGCTCGGCATCGCCCAGCTCCAGGCCCAGCTCCAGGCCACCCTCACGCGCCTGGCCACCGTCGAGCAGCAAGCCCGCCAGTACCAGGGCATGACCTACGGCTGGGGCGGCGGCGGCGGCGGCGGCCAAGGGTTTATCGGCCAGGCCACCGTCGCCATCGGCGCGCGGACTGGCGCGACTCTCGCCGCCGGCGGTCAGATCAACGCTTTCCAGGACGTTGCCGGGACACTGACCGCGGTCGGAACCAGCGTCATCGCGCGTTGCTCCGTCTCGCGCACGACGGCACTCGGCAATGGGATCGACATGGGCGGTTGGTGCTGGGTCGAACAGGACCCGTTCGGCACCTACTGGGCCAGCCCCCTGGATTGCACCTGATGCTCAGCATCGTTCCATGTTGCTGCGCGAGGCCGCCTTGCCTCGATTGCACCGGCTGGGGCATGCCGAACAAGAACCTGCTGGTGTCGTGGACAGGCGTAGGCGCCGCGGGCTCTGGCTCCGCCACGCTAGTCGGCAACGGCGCATGCTTATGGCAGACGGCATGCGGTGGCGCCGGCGGTCAGGTTATCTGGACCATGCGCATCTTTGTTCCAACATCGATAGAGATTGACTATCTGCAATACGTATCGGATTGTCCCACGGGCACGCTCGCCGCTTCGTGGAACAGCAACTTAACTCCCAGCTCGGTATATCCGTTTTCGCTTACGTATCTCGTCTCCCCCGGCGACCCAGCGTATGCGGTGGGATACAGAACCGTAGTATTCAGCGACCCATCACCAGGTGGCCGATGCTGTTTCTTGTACATCAACGTGACCGGATGCAATGGCGCCGCACTCGCTGGAGCAACGGTCACAGTTTGGACAGACAACACCAAGACGACGTTGCTCGCAACGGGGATTACTGATTCCAGCGGAAATGTAGACCTCAATCTGGGCACCGCCGGGGGGGTATTCTATTACGAGGCAAGCGCCGGCCGGTTCGCCACGGCTTCAGCCACGGATTTTGCGTCGTGCGGTCAGTACAATGCCTTCGACGGGTTGTACCCAATAACGATGTCGCCAGCGGCCGGCTATCAATGCATTTCGGGTTGCGCTGTACCTTTGGCCGCAACGCTGACAGCCACATGGTCAATGGCGGGCGCCCAGACGCTTTCCTGGACCGGCACGGCGTGGGCTGGCACCTTCCTTGTTGGCGGCAATACCTACGTGATGACGCTCAACACGGATAACACCTACTCGCTCACGCGCAACGGCGTGGCGTGCGCCGGAGCATCTGCCTATATCACTCAATGCCCGCCGTCGTTCCTCATGCTCTGGTCCCTCCCCGTCGGTGCGTGCGCTGCCGACCTCGGCACCACGGCAACGGTGACCGAATGACTTGGCAAGAGGCCCTCGACGCCATCGTCGTTAGTACCGGGCACGAACGCTTTCGCGTACTGTGCGCAGCAGAAAACCCGGATACTCCCCAGCGTGACGGCTATCGGGCTCTCGTGCTTCAGCAGGTCACAGGCGAGCTTCCCACCCCTTCGGCCCCTTCAGGCCCAACCCCGACCGACATCGCCCTTCAGGCGTATGTCGCCGCCCACGACTGCGGCGGCTGTCACTGAGAGCTACCCCCATGACCGATCCCGAAGCGTGTGAGCAGGTCAACCCGGACTCCGAGGCCATCGTCGCGGCCATCGAAGAGCAGATCGGCATCCGGAAGCACGATTTGTTGCTCCTGAAGAGCATTGACAACGTCGTCGACAAGCTCCGGGACCTGACCGATGAGAATGAGCACGGGCGGGTGAAATTCGCCGCCGAGCAGGCTTTGATCGCGGTGGCCGAGCGGCTGGGCCGCATCTTCCGGCGTGATTTGCCCGTTGAAAGCAATTGACCGCCGCGCCAGCATGACCGGCCCCCAATATTCGACCCGCCGTTCCCGCGAGGACGGCGGGTATTTTTTTGCGCCCGGTGTCAGATCGGCCGACATAATTCGTACGGTACCTCGGGGGAGTGACCGGCTGCGGGCGGCCGACTCGGCCGTCCGTAGCTCTCCAGACCCCGGGGCTTGACCGCGACATACCTAAACCCCCGAGGCTCGAATCATGACCACGCTAATCATGGCGGTCTGCCTGACCGCGCAATATCCCACGCCCCAGGTCCCCCAGTACGTGCCCAGTCAGGCCGTCTACGCGATGCCTGCCCCAATCTACGCCGCCCCCCAGATCGCGCCCGCCGGCCCCTTCGGGCAGTTTCTGGGCCATATCGGCATGCAGCTCGTTAAGCATTCCTGGCCGCGCGTGCAGCCGATCGCCGCCGCTCCTGCCCCGTCCGTCGCTTACGTGCAGGTCCAGCAGCCGGTGATGCAGGCTGTGTACACCGTGCCCACACCGCAGGCTCAGTACGTGCCGCCCGTGGGTGTGCCGCTGCCGCCGGCGAAGTCGCCGCCGCCCGCCTATGGCACGCCGCAACAGCCGGGCTATGGATCACCGCAGCAACCCGCGTATAACGCCCCCAAGCCCTCGGAGAGCGTTCCACCGGTGCCGAACCGGTGATAGGATTGAATCGCCCTATCGGAGGGCGAGGAGTCAGGCCTTGATGCCCCCCTGGTGCGTTGCCAGGGGGTCTTTTTTTTTCGCTGGTTCCGGGGTTCCGAAGAGGATCTCTGACCGCATCTCGCAGGCCAAAGGCCCCAGATCGGAACCATACAGCCTGGCGCGCTCGATGGCCGACGCCTCGCGCAGCGACATCTCCTTTGTAAAGATGTTGACGCTCGCGCACCTGTGGCAGATCGAGTAATCGCCTGGCCTCGGCGGCCGGTCACCTGTGCGATTCAGGCACTTATCGGAGCGCTGGCCGCACCCCGGGCACGTGTAAGGCGCGATGATGCTGATATTCATTTCATTCACCGGAAACGAATCTTGGCCGCCGCCTCATGCAGTACCGAAAACGTTGCCCGAATTACCCACCGGTCCAAGAACCTCAGTCCTACGGAACCGAAGGTTACTGGTTCGAATCCAGTCGGGTGTACCTTGCCTAAGCTTGCAATGTCGGGTGTCATGATCGCTGGCCATCGGGGTTTGCCCTGGTGTACAGTTGTCGTGATACGCGAGCTTGCCCGCCGGTCGTCGGGGGGGGGCTCTCAATAACCAGCTCCCGACGGTCGGTTTTTGATTTGGTATGATGTCCGTGCAGCTATGGCGCATCGCCGGCCGCTCGTGACGGGTACTGCCTCCCTGTCACCGGGCGGCCGGTTTTTTGCGCCTTTTTGGAGATGGCTTTCCGTGCTGGGCCGCGGCCGGCGATTGCACATCCGGAAACGCGGTCGGGCCGCGCTGGTGCTCGTCCGGGGTGCCGTTGGGTGAGATTGATTCCCCATTCGGAGCGATGCGTTCCAGCAAAGGGAAGCGGCTCTTGCCAGTCTTCAGCTCCCGGATGATGCGGCGGACCTCTAACCGGCAATCGCGCAGATCACGCTTGGCGTGGCGCAGGTGGCGGCTTGCCTCGGCAACTTCGGCCTCGGCCATCTCCAGGTCCGCGTCGGCCTGGGCGAGTTCATCGATCAGGTTGCTCATCGTTTTCTCCATTGTTTGGCGTGTCGTTCACACTTCTCACGGGCTGAATTAGCGGTTGACGTCCTCCCCAGAAACACCAGGACGCCGCTGTCATCGCTGGTGAACCAGGCATCGAAATCGATGCCTTCCTGGAAGATTTCATAGATGCCGAGCGGCGTATCGGCAGCCCTCACTTTGCGCGATTGGAACCCGTGTTCCGGGTCGTTCTGGGCGACCCAAGGAAGCCGAGCGTTAAATGCATTCATTCCCGGAAACCCCCCCCCGCGAATTTATGCGAACTTGCTGACCTTATTCCCGTTTTTGCCCCGTTTTCGAATAAGTTCGCGAATAAGTTCGCAGAACGCATAACGAAAGCGCCATGTCATAAGTCTAAAGATCAGTAGGGCGTAACCTCGTTTTCGGGGAATAAGTTCGCAAAATTCGCAGAAGAGGGGGGGGGAGGGGTGTCTACGTACCAAATCCATGCAGGCTTACCAGGACCTCCGGACCGCTTTTGCTCCCTCCGAATCAGCCCTGATCGGATCATTTTCCGGAGCAGGATGTTGAGGCTTTCCGCGTCCTTGTGATTGGAGAAAACGCGCCGCTGGATCTCTTTCTGAGAGATGCCGCCGGCCCCAGCTTCCTCGAGCGCCGCCAGGAGCTTCTCGGCGTCCTTATCCCCCAATCGATCGCCAAAAACGAAGTCGATCGAGCGGACACAATAAGCCCAAAGTTCGAGCGCTGCCTTCAGATGATGGGTCTCGATCTCGGGCTGACGATCCACCACGGCATAGATGGCGGCGAGCCGCATGACCTGGGCGGGGCCGCGGGCCAGAATTGCGCCCAAGAGGCCGGGACGGGGTTTGCGCAGCACGCCGAGTTGCTCGACCCAGAATCGTTGCGCGGTTGGCGCTCGGCCCATGGGCACGACGTCCATCGCGAGATCTCTGCGAGCCCATTCAAGCGCCGCTCTAAGCTGCTCGATGTGTGGATCGAGACGTCGCCAATCCAGCCGGCCCTCGTGGTCGAGCTTCTTACTCGCCTTCGTGCAAACCCAGAGGAAGCGGTTTCCTAGGCCATTGGCGATATCATTAAGCGACAGGTTGACTTGGAGATCCTCTGGTGTGACATGAGCGATCACGCTGACGTGTGCCCCGGTGGCGCGTACAGGGTTCTTCTTCGAGAGGGCGGCCAGGTTGTCATCTTCCCATGCCTGCCGAAGTACCATGCCCAGAGTCTCGGAATCCCGCGCGAAGATCGCCAAGAGTCGAGTAAACTCCGACTCATACATCAAAACTCTTTTATCATTCACCCCTCGTAGAAATGAGCCGGTGCGCGTAGTCTCCTCGTCGGCAACTTGCTCGATGAGCCCAGGACCGGAGTTGATGCCGGGAATGATCCGGTTTCCCCAGCTCGGGTCGACGGCGGTCAAGATTCTCCTGGGGTAGCCCCAGCTTGTGCCCTTCCTCCCGTCGGCCGTGTTGCCCACGAGGCTGACGAAGAGGTTGAGCCTATGCTTGTCGGACTCGTGAACCCAATGCGGACCGCGGCCGACCATGTTGCCGAAACCCACCAAGAGCTGAAACAGAATCGCGGCCAGATTGGCTTCCGTGTGCGGGTCGATCTCGCGGACGATCTCCCCCATGACGCCGTGATAGGCCGCCTCGCCGGGCTGCTCGGGAAAATCCCTGATCCCGTCGTCGCTCTCCAGCTCCCCCTCCTCGAACAGAGCCGAGAGATGATTAACCGCTCGTTCGAGGGTTTGGTCGCACGTAAACAGATTCGAGTATCCGTCGCGAATGACCTCCGTGGCAGTCTGGATGGTCTGCCGGGTCTTTGATTTCGCGCGGACGATGCCAGCATGGAAGACGCAATTCGCCGCGTGAGGGACAGCATTGGCGATCTCTAGGAGCGTATCATGTCCGCCGATCAGCTTGAATTGATCGCGCCGCTCAAGCTCTTCCATCAAGCCTATAATCTCGACCGGATCCCCGCGCATGTGCACGTGAACCATGGCGCGGAAGATGATCTGGTGGGTGTCGCGGTAGAAGTCCGTTTCGGATATGAGGTCGAGCACCGCGTCAAAATGCTCGTTGTCGAGAAGCAGCCCGCACAAGACGCCTCGCTCGGCCTCAAGATTCCGAGGCGGGAGCTTGTCAGGCAATCCGGCCTCCGCCGCCTCACCGTTGCCACGGTATTCATTCCCGTTATTGCTCATCGGTTGCCCCCTTCCTCGGCCCGACCCCGCGAGGCCATCAGCCGTGAGAGCAGGTAACGCGGGAACTCGTCGGCCGGGTCGCTCGACTTGAGCACCAGGCCGAGCAGCACCATCTCCGCGAGGATCGAGCGGTAGAGGCGAACAGGCACCCATGACAACCGGGCATGAAACCGGATCGTCATCTCGCCCATCCAGCGGGGCTCGCGGGTGAAGGCTTGCTCGATCCTGAGCCTGATGGAACGCCGACACAGGGAACACTTGCAGATCGTGCTCATGCGCGGCCCCCTTCCGGCCCCAGCTCGTAGGTGTACTCATCACCCGAGTCGGTCCAGTCGTCTAGTGAGTGGTGAGTGGCGAGCGATGGAAGTGGATCGCGTGAAGTACTGGATTGCGGTGAGCAATCCGGATAGGATTCTCTGCGCGCACGATGCGCCGGCGCCGTCCGATGGACGGCCCTGGCGGGGCGAGGCCCGCGGGATTGGGAGATCATGTTGTACTTGCCCTACAAAAGGCCGAACCAGGGAACGGGCTCTCAAACCAGAACCCTTGATCGGCGGTGAAAATGGTCCTCCAGTAACGCGGCCTCCGCTCTGTCCCGGCCCCGGGAGGCATCCCACGGTTCCGATTGGTGGGGTGCCTCCTCCTTTTGCCTCTGTTGACGGGTATCAGACTATGCAGGCCGGTCGATGGCCGCAAGTCGTAGGCGGTCGGATTCGTCGAGTCTGATCACGTGTGTATTGTATACGCATCCTCCGCAGCAACACGCACTTACGGCGTCACGTCCTTTCGCCGTGTACCCGTCCCATGACACTGGGCGAGATACCGGATCGTGGCCGAATACCCCCGGAGCTCGGGGCTGCTCTTCTCGATTTTGCGCAGTCGTCTGAGCGTCGCGGAATCTACCGTGATCTGAAGCCTCTGCATGCGTTCGCGGACGGGCGGACGGGCCATAAGTGCTTCTCCGTGCCTGAATGCCGATCACGCGCATTCTACACACCTCCATTTCCTGTAACACACCTAGACCTCTTATTTTGCCCAGTGTGTATTGTCTACACATGGAAAGAGGCCTCCTCGCCGGCCCGTCGGGAGTACTCCCGGCCGTCGCCAAAACTGAGTGTCCACGCGCCGCTCGGGTGCACGGCGGCGGTGGCGACGTCGAATCCCGTATCGTGCGGGTAGACCGTGTAGAGGTTGGGCTCCAGGCGCGGCAGAGCGTCGAGCAGGCCGTCCAGGCCGAAGCAGGTAACGACCTGGCGGGAGAAGAACGCGACGCGCACGGTATAGACTGGCCAGGGATAGGTCATGCCCGTGCCTCCGGATTCACGTTGTCGCGGATCCACTTCGCCAGAGCGATCGCCCAGGGCCAGCCCTCGAAGGGCGAGCGACCCCGGAGGCCCTCCAGTTCGTCGTCGGTCAACTCGTCGATCTCCAGATCTTGCCAACTGTCATCGCGATAGATGCGGATAAACAAGCCGGTCATGACGGAGCTCCATTTGTGTGAGGGACGGCGGCCAGGGCACTGGAAACCATGATCGGCGACCAGTCGACCATTCTCCGAGGGTAGCCGTGGTCGCCGCCAAAGGCGATGGCCTGGCCAAGCGCCGCGCGGTCGCTCCGGATATGGTTGTAGAGCCAGCGGCCATCGCGAGTTGCGGGTGGGGGAACCGGATCCGGATCGGTAGCGATAACCGGCGCATGGTTGTCCGCCAGCTCGGCCAGGCGGCGATCGAGGGCGGGGCTGACAGGCTCCTCGGCGGTCTTGCGGTCCGCCGGCCCCAGAGCGGCGCGGGCCTCGGCGATCCGCCGGGCCAGGTCGGCCGGGCGGAAGGCGACGGCGTTGTCGAGCTCGATCTCGAGGCACTCGATCGACCAGGTGCTCGCTGTCCTTGTGCGGCGTCTCAGTGTATATTTCATGCGACTTTCCTTGATGCGAAGGGCTGGGGATGGTCTGGGCCGGCACCCTTTCCGGTGGGCGCCGGCCCACGTTGTTTAACGGACGCGGGCCAGCGACCTGGCCAGGTGGTTGGCGGCCGACGTCAGGTACATGGCGGACTGGGGGTACTCGACGGCCAGGCCGGCGGCCACGCCCTGGATCTGGGCCAGGGCGAGCGAGCTGCCGGTGTCGTGGTCCAGGACCTCGCACCGCTCCTCGTGCTGCTTGGGGCTGGTGGCGTCGGTGAAGGCCACGCGGTGAGCGATGGCGTCGATCTGGGCGGCCAGCCACACGAACCAGGGATGCTCGTCGCGCAGGCCGCACAGCCGCGCCTGGTTGAGCAAGAATTCGTGGAACGTCACGGCCGGCGGTCCGATGCGGTCGAGCGCCATCAGCGCGAAGATCTCGGCCGCTTCCCG